GCTCTTGCATCTGACACATTCTCACCTTTCCTTAATTGTCTTCCCATTTCCTAAAACCCTTTGTTTTTACAGTTAAATATAACCTCTATCCTTTGATTTAAGGTGCCTATCGCTCGATTTAAGCTACTTTACCAGCAAATACGGGTAAATACATATTTTCAGTTTTGACCCGTTAGAACACATTATCACTTCCCTTATCCATCCCCACAAACCCTTTCAAATGGCACATAGAGAATATCATTGTTTAATAGGCTGATTAACCTACAATTCGCAGTTTTAGTCTTTGCTGAAGAAATCTTTTCCATTTCTTTCTTCCATAATTAACTCTCGCATTGCAGCCTGTACAAAGAGAAATTAAATTCTTTGGATTTAAATTCTCTTTTATATAATCAATATGATGAATAGATAACTTTCTATCATTTTCACTTTGTGTTATTCCACAGAGTTGACAAGCATAACCATCTCTTTCCCTAATGAGTTCTCTCAACTTTTCATTGAAATTAAATGGATATCCTACTTTTGATATTCCACCTTGCCAATTAGGATTATTCTTGCCAGACATCCTCTTAGAACTACAACTTATAGAACAATATATCTTAGGACTATTGATACGAACTTTGAAAATTCCACAACATCCATCCTGCTTACATCTCCTAATTTCTCTTTGAGATTTTGGTTTCCCAGGTTTTCCTTTTCTGGAAATTGCTATTTTCCTTTTAGTTTCATCAGAATGCTTTCCACCTGTCAATGCTTTCCCTATCTTTTTCCAAACTTCCGGCCTATATTTATAACTCTCAATCTTCATATGATGACCATGAATAAATCTCCACGTGGATGTAATATAAACTTTTTTCTTTCCACCACAACCACAAGCACAAAACCTCACCTCCCGAATGACCCATCTTGGATGTTTGCTTCCTACATTTTCTCTTCTTTTTGATTTGCAAGTATAGCACTGACAATCAGATTTATGCTTAAAATGACCTCGATGGTATTTCCAAGTAGATGTGATTTTAATCTCTTTAGAATAACCACATCCACATTTACAAAATCTAATTTCCCTCTTAATTTTCCTTCTCATTAGTATCTTTTATCCTCCATTTTGACAAACTCTTTCGAAGGGTGTGTAAAAAATGATATCATTTAATCTGCTAATAGGAGAACAAGAGAGAATTTGAATGTCAGTTTTTTCCTCAATCTCCCTCAAAGCTATTACAAAATTATCATAATATAAACGGAAAGTCTCATCCTTGATTTTCCTACCTTTATACCTATCGTGATAATGGCATTTAGCCTGAGACATCAAGTCAAAACCCAACAGATATATTTTTTTGTACCTTAATAAAACTGCCAGCTGCAAACCACAAAATCCACTATTGTATCCCGTTTTGAAATCAGCAAATGAAAAACCAATACCCTCCACTCCAGCATTGCGAATAATCATATTCACACAAAATAAATTATATACAAATCCACTTCTAATATTTTTGAAAACACCATTTTGCCATTTCATTATGCAATGATTTGGATTCGTTACTAACACCCAAGTCGTTTCTACATCCTTGAAATATCCCTCTTGAATTTTACGCAAAATACCTGAATCAGCAGTGATACAATAGGTTGGATTAGGAACATCCAAAGCAGACATATTAATTGCAATGGTATCCTTATTCTTCAATCTTGAGAAATTGAATCCTTGTAGACTTGAACCGCCACCAATAATAAAAATTTCCCTATTCTGCATCATTCCTTTCCAATGGACTTAATCATTCGCATAAACTTCCTCGATGTATTCTATTGCAGTTATCTCAACCTTTTGCTCATTATTCTGTCTCAAGTTTACAATGCGATACTCCTTCGTTTCATACTCTGCCACCCCAATCGCCCAAACATCACCAGCCGCAGGAGTTGCTATAAATAGACCATCTACAGTAATATCAAATGTACCGCCATTAACTGAACTTTCAACGCAATCTATAATTGTCCTACTCTCAGGAGTCGCATCATCTGCTGTTTTCACCAATAATTTATATTCAGTTAGACCAGGACTCTCCCAATCAGCATCGTCAAATTCCACCTTACCGTCGATAGTTATTACAGCATCTCCAACATTGGTGGCAGCAATTACCCTACCACCACCTGTAATATCATCATCACCACTACCCATTTCACCATAGTTCGTAACATCATGCTGAACATCCACTACATCCCCAATCACACAAGGAATAGCCTCAATATCACTTGACCATTTTGCCAATTTCCTAATATGCTGATTCTGCAATAATCTATGTTCAGTTATTCGATTAGCCATATCAATATCAGTAATGCCAAATAGGTCAAGTCTCATCTTTCTCGTTACATTACCAGCATCTGGATTTATCAAAAGAAACGGTTGTCTTGCATAATCTTTTTGAGCATTCCTATAATGTATCTCTATTTCACTGGCTCTCTCTGCTTTGGGAATCCAAACTTCACTATAAGAATCCCTCAAAATATTACCCATTGTAAAAGCATAAACAGGATTGGCTGATTTGTCTATTGCTATGTAAATCTTATCACCATTCCAATAAGGAATACATCGACAGAGTTCACAGACTCGTAATGCTGCATCCCACATATTACTTTCAGTATCAAATCCACCATTAAAGGCAAAACGTGGTTTGTACTCTTCCACTGTACCAATAATTGAGACATGAGCAGCAATTGGTACAGTTATTGCGCTCGTTAATCCAACATCAGGTGTGACATTAAAATAATCTCTATTAGTTATATAAAAACTATCAATATGACCATCTGCATAATAAGCTGCAGCAGATAAATATGCCCCCAACATCAACCAAGCATCATTATAATCAAATATATCACCCGCTATCATCGTATCAAAATCAATTTGAACTCCATCTACATACAAACCGAATTTATCCCCCTTCTTTACTATTGCTATGTGATACCATTGTTCTTTATTCATTGCATAAGCAACGTCCATAATTACTTTGCCAGTTCCATCTATTATATTCGAGAATTCCAAATCACCAGCCGTCCAATCATATTCAAGAACAAAAAGGTCTAAATTTACTGAATCTTGTTCGACCATAAATATACAATCTGTATTAGCCGCTGCGGCATCTGCTCTCCAAAATAAACTTATTGTCCAGTCATCAGTCAAATTGCTGAACATTGGAAAAGCTGAACTTTTTGAAAATTGAACATTACTATTCGTTGCCTTCGCAACCTTAAGCGATGAAGCACCAAACTTATATTGAGCCGTATCAAGTTTAGAAGACCCTTCAAATTCAGCATCCGCAGCATCGTGACCATAAGTTGATTCATCCCAAGCTCTATGCACAGTAGTTAATATCTCAAAATTATGCAATATTCTATCCAGATTATATGCGGTGTAAGCACTTGTATCCAAATCAATAGTAAAATGAGTATTATCTGTCACTTTCAAAACCATTGCCGTTATCCCATCTACCAATTCCGTCATCCCAGAAGAGGAGACTCCTCTAAAAAGAACCATGCTACCAATTTTAAGATTATGTTCAGATGTGGTAGTAATAACAGCATTTACAGCTTGTGAAATACTTGCTATTCCAAAATTCACAGGATTAATCTTAGCATCATCACACCAATCAGCCAAATCCTCAAAATCAGCATCATTCAACTTTGATGGATTATAACCGTCATATCTTTCCACTGCATAAGAATTTCCAGGGTCAGTGTATTCACCAGTCGGCACAACAATAGTATCATCAGGTGTAGCATTTGGTGCAGCATTGAAAATGTTCTGTTTAATAATACGAAGATGGTCGATATGACCTTGGAACCAACTACCACCATCTCCTTCTTGACCAATAAATAAAGAACCATCATAAGTATCAGCATCGGAAGATACCATCAAATCATGAGCTATTTGTGTTCCATCCAAGTACAATCCTATATTTGCACCGTCTTTACATAAAGCGACGTGATGCCAATTAGTATCGTCAATCTTGGTTCCTATTAAACTTACTTTAACAACACCAGCAATTTGATTTCCAAAATACAATCCAGCATCATGCTCATGAGCTATATACCATCTGTTATCATCGTCTTCATAATGTGTAACTAAAAATTCATAACCAACATGGTCAGCAAATCTAACAAAGAAGTCAACTGTCCAATCATTATAAATATTCTCAAGGATATCAAAGGAATATCTATCATTAGCAATATTTACATCATCACTATCTCCATCAAGTAATAATGATGCTGTTCCAAATCTCTTTTCAGCAGTATCAAGCTCTGCTGTCCCTGTAAAACTTATTGTATGACCTCTCTCAGAATCATCCACAGTAGAAGTAGTCCCATCCGCCCCATTAAAATTAAGCATCAAACACAAATCTAACCAAGGCGAATGTTCCCCACTAAAAACAGGCTGAGTTAATATATCATAAATAACTAATGCTGGATTGTTAGAATATATTATTGGACTCGCTGAATCTGTAATATCCACGATGTACAAACCACGACTATAACAACTAAATCGAATTGAACCAGAAAGCTGATTCGTAGCCAATGCTTTTATACCAACTAAAGCACGTCTGGGGTGTGTGAAAGCAATATCAATAACTTCCCGAACCTTATCAAGATAAAGATGGTCACCATAACGAATATTATCTTCTTCTGCCGTTTCTTTTGTAATCCGAATCTGATAATTTGAACCATAATCAATGGTTATAACTCCGGTAGTAGGATAATTTTGGATGACTTTATTCCCCACATTATCAGTAAGAGCGACATTATCAACCAATTTTATCCAAACCGATGCAGTTGTCTTTTTAACTTCCACTGTAACATTAACGGTATTATTAGCTAAATCAGCACCACTGCCATCATAGAGACCGCCAGGGAAAGATAACTCAATTTCTAAATCATTAAAATTTCCATTTGACGTCTCATAAATTACTGGACTACCATATTCAACTAACCTATTAACCACGACTTCTAATTTAGTCTGATTGAAATAACTAATAGCATCTTGACGTAGATTGCCTCTCCTTGCATCATAATAAACAGCATCAAAATTCTCTCTCAATTGGTCATTGAGTTTTAATGTCCCACTTACCACAGGCTCTCGTACGGGTCCAATCCCCAAATTAAATAAAGCATATAAATTAACTTTGCGGGGGTCAAATTCAGTAACAATTGTCACATCCCTATATCTTCTCCTATATCCGCCACGACCACTTCCATAATAATAAGTTTCTGTAATGGTAGTCTCTTCATAAGTGACAGCCTCCTTCTCAGTATGGCAAGCAACTACATTACCATACAATTTATTCAATCCATAGAATCTCGGTACTGATACCCCTTGCCTCTGTATTGTTGCCGGATTCCATCCAAATACTTGTGACTGTTCACTATCTATAAATCCACTTGACGGTAATTTTGGATGAGGTGTTAATGCAGATATAACCATAGCCCCACCAACCATAATAGCTACCGATGTAAGATATATACCAGCACCACCTATGGCTATTGTACTCGTCCCTCCCCATAGTAAATTAGCAGCACCTGGGGCATAATACATCACAGCAATCATCAAGACTACATTAAGAACTGTTTTGCCATCTCCATCACCAGCAACCTTTGGTAAGATGAACAAGAATTCATTTTGTTTTACTTTTCTTGTAAGCCATTTCTCCTCTGGTATTATTTGTCCATTGATAGATATATCAACATCAACATCTAAATCCAAATCCTTCACGATATCAGGATGACGGCGAATATCATAGATAGTCTGACCGTCAACTACTGAAATTATTTGCCGTTCATTCCTACGAAAAGGATTTTTAAGTTTTATTATTTCCGACATATCTATAAAATCCTTCAAACCTTCTCATCCACTGCTTATCATCCAATCGTTCAATCGAAACTCCTACTGGCTCTTTACGAATTTGAATAAATCTTCGTTTATCTATTACAGTACCCATATGAGTAATACAATCAGAATGACGTGGTGACAATTTCAATGTTACTATTGCCAAATGTTCCGGTTTATCAAGCTCAATAAAATCTCCACAATGCCTCAAACTCTCTATAAATCCATTCCTATCAACAATGGATTCAACCCACTTGGAATAAGATGGAAGATGTTCCCCAGCACGTCTGAAAACCTCCCGAACAAGATTCCAGCAATTATAGAAATGAGGGCCATTTCCATCCTTGCTGAATTTACATAACAACAAATCACGCAATTCTAATTCCATCATTTTGCATTCCTAAATCACCACCAAAATTGATTTCATTTCCATGGGCTTTACAATCTGTCAGAGTATGAAGGCAAGTCTCTAATGCTCCATCGTATCCACATTCCCCTGTACCGTCATCGAAGAAAGTATAAGGACAATAATTCGCAATATATCTAAACAGAGGAAATCTTTGATAGGAAGGATTAAACATACCCAGTGTCCACGATACCCAATATGCATCGGACGTACATCCCATCACTGTAAAATCAAGTTCTAATTCAGAATAATCCTCAGTCAATATTCCATAACCCACAAGAATTATCTTTATAGTAGAATCCAATCCCCCATCCAAATCATTGAGATACGGTGTCAATATTCTCGAAATGTTACAAACCTTCAAACTCACTAATGGAATCTCGCCATCAACATTACTCCCAATCCATCCAAGAACAAACGGAAAAGCTGTATATACATTTCCCTGATAGGTTATGTCTTCATTATTCTTAACAAAGCGAAATACAGTTGGCCCAGCACTATCTTCATCGTCTGACAATGTAATTTCCAATAAAGTAAGAAAAGGGTCTGTATTATGTATCTTATTCTTTTCCGCTTTAATATTTTCAGATAGACTTTTCATGTTTGCACAAATTCAATCTTGGCCGACCACTTGGTATGGTCAGTCGGTTCTATTTGAAATCTTATGGGTGAACCCAATCTCACCTCATACACCACATCATCATCAGGGTTAGTCCAATCAATTGTACCTGCTCCCACCCTGATATTTGTTTGCATAGTTTTAAGAAGGACTTTGTCTGCACCTGTCATAAAACGAATAATTTTGGAAAACCCATCATCCAATGCAGTAAATCTTGGTCTCGTTATAACCAATCCATTTTCCATCTCACTTCTAATAGTAGGGTCATAAGCAACCTCTTCTCTAAAGTTCTCAAAACTCGTCCCTACTGACAATGTTGGAAAAGTTACATCTGCCATTTCTACCTCACGTCATCTCCTTACACTATTTATGGTATCGAATAATGGGCCTGCCCTATGCTGTATCCTATCATTCAAAGCCGCTTCAATCTGTATAATAACACTCTCTCCATCAAAGGAAACATCGGGTTGCTTTATTGGAGCACTTGTATAATTATTGATAATTACATTTGGAAGTTTTCCTATACTGACCTCATTATTCACACCCGAAAACTTCTCCCCTTTATGAACAACAGCCCAGCCTGTTCTTTCAACCGTACCACCACGCTGCATTCCTACCGGAGAAGCTGTTACATTTATACCTCCAGCCTGTGTAACACCAGGAGCAGTAATTCCAGGAAGAAATCCCAATCCCATCATAGCCTGAGCCATTTGCCACCTGATTTGTATTTGTATTATATCTGCAAGGATAGCCCTTGCCAAACTTGCAAAATCAGCTTTGCCTTTCATAACCAATTCCGTCAACGTGTCACTTATCTTATCAAAGGCACGAGCACCTCCTTCACCCATTCTTTCCCATAATTGCTTTGATTGATAAACCCACTCATCCATTTTTCTTGCCATTGGGCCAAGTTCTTTTGAAATCTCTTTTGCAGCATCAGCAGTTTTTTCAAATACTCCCCCAATATCAATACCTATTAAAGATTCCACGGAACCTTTCATCCTATCAAGTAAATCGACAAAAGGACTCAATGATGATTTTACCTCATTCAAACCCCTATTAAAATCTCTCCACGCTATTGACCACTCAAGTTTCCATCTTGCCTTTTCTAAATTTGTAATAATAGTATTAAAAAACTCATCAAGGGCAGGCTTACTTTTCATAAAAGACACAATCATATCATCCATTCCTCTTTCTAATTCTGCAATCTCCCTTGTAAGTTCATCTATCTCATTTTCTAATGGTTCAATACTCTTACTCATCCAAGGAATTGCCCTAACTAAATCTGCTGCTGAATCAACTACTGCATAAAGAACTATCTGTGCCCTTTTTGCCTGAATAATAAATTGTGTCCAAAATACTGGAAGCATTTTTATGTAATCTGCAAGCTTTGCTACTGCCTCAGTCATCTTCTGAATGATTCTAATAAATACAATTCCAATTTCCTGCTGATGAGCAGAAATCCATTCTATCATAGCATCTGTTACGCTTCTAACAGCAGGCTCTAAATAACTCCCTATCTGAACTGATGTTATTTTTATTGATTGCCAAAACCGTCTAAAAGTGTGCATCAATGTATTCGTCATTTTTTCATAAGCTATTTGGGTTAGACCTAACGAATTCAACATCAATTCCAAATCATTTGCCATGGCATCAACTTGTTTTAATGCTGCTGCAAAACCAGCCATGCCTCTAATATTAGGCATAATCGCAGCTAACTGTTCTGCTGTTGCCCCTTTCAACTTTTTCAAAACCCCTGTCAAACCAATAGATTTAAGAGTAGCAGAATTCAATTCAAATCCGAATTCTCTCGCTGCTGTTTTTGCTCCATCCATAGGCTTGATAAATGCATTCATTACGGCTCTTAATGCGGTCGTTGCCAAATCCGCTTGTAAACCTGCTCTGGTCATTGTGGCTATTGCAGCACTCAATTCTTCAAAAGACAAATTAGCTATAGATGCTATCGCAGCAACTTTACCTATATTTGGAGCAAGTTCTGCAAAAGTAAGTTTACCTCTTTTTACAGTAGCAAATAAAATATCAGAAATCTTACCAGCCTCATCAGCAGCCATTCCATAAGAATTCAAAACAGTTGTAATAGCATCAGCAGCAATAGCAGTTGTTGTCATTCCAGCTTTCGCTGCCTTAGCGGATACTGCCAAGACTTTCATTGCTTTTACAGGAGCAACACTTGCTGACAAAATATCATAAAGACCTTTTGATAAAGTATCCGTACCTTCACCAAACTCCATAGCCATCTTCTTAATCGCCTCTCCATAAGCAGGCATATATTTCATTGTCTGCTCATCTAACATCGTACTAACATTAGCCATCTGCTCTTCAAACTTTGCATATTCTCTAACAGATAATGTCAACTGTGCAGCACCAGCGACGGCAGCATACTTTGCATATCGTTTCATAGACTGCATCGCTCTGCCAATTATCATATTGAATTGGGAAGCATCTGCACGAAGATGAACGAGCAAATTTCCTAAGTCAAGCCCTGCTGCCATAGCTATTCCTTCTTCCTTTTAATACCTACCCAACCCAGAAATTGACTTTTCATTCTCTCCATTGTTTCCTTTTTAGTCATATCTTTTTTCATAATTTTCCTTTCTGTAAACTTCAAAAGGAACTGCTCTAATCTGGGCACTTTCTTCGGGTCTTTTGAAAAAGCCATCCTGATGTGTCTGGCTATGCTGGCAAGAAAATAATCCTCTCGATGGAAGGCATTGACATCCAATTTCAGATATTCCATCCAGTCGAGGAATTCTGTGGAAGTTGTCTCCTGCTGACAACGCTGTTTTGACATATCCAAATGGGAAGCAAGTCTGTACCAATCTAACTCCTCCCCTCTCAATCGTTTTTTGCTTTTTCTATTGAAGCTTGGTCAAGTCCACTCAATTCAAGAGCAGCTTTATGCATACCAATAATCGCAGTCGAAGGAAATCTCAGAATTTCATCTTCCTTTACCAATTCATCCTTTTCATCGTATAAACACAAAGCAAGAAATTCAGTTTCAGAAAGAGGTTTGAAATCCTCAGCAGACTGAACCACAGCCTTACCATCCTGAAAAGAAATATCCATCTTAAATCTGGCCATATATTCTTTTCTTTGAACTCCCGAAAATTCTTTCAGTTTATACTTCTTTACAGACCCATCAGAAGTAGTAAGATTTACCTCTTCTTCCTTTCGGTCAAGCGTAAAATTCAAATTACCCATGTTTTATCCTTTCCAATAGAATTCTACAGTTAGATATACCCTCTAACACACCGTTTAAGCCCTCTGTCGTTTGATTCAAGCTACTTTCCATTGAAATACGTAGTTTTATACTAATCTTCGATTACCACCTGTTAGAACGCATTTACTCCACTGCAGTAAAAACTGGAGCAACCTCAGCATTATTATCATCAGCATCTTGATTTGACGGTATGATAGTAATATTAGCTGTAGGCTGTTCACCTTCAATATTGGCATTCGGAGTAAACTCGTCAATCCAACCCCAAAATGCCAATGTTGAGTCATCAGGAAATGTGATGGTGATTAGCTGATTATCATTTACCATAGCCACCATCTCATCATACAATGCAGGGTCATACGCAATAACGATTGTAACTGGTGTCAATGTCTTCAAACTCTTCGGAGACATTGTCCTCCAAGTCTCATTTCGCATGGTACTTGCATCATTTGCACCCCCACCAGCAACTCCAGGAGGAGTAACTTCTTTCTCCTCCATAATGGAAATAATAATCACATCGCTTGATATCTCTGACGATGAAAAATCTACCGTCGTTTGATAACCGTCACTTTGAATGGTCATTTCAATATCCTTTCAAAAATTAACTTGTCAATTCCCTCATTGTAAGCAGAAAATTCATAGTAAAAGAAAACCTCCTTCTCGTCCCTGGTTCAATCCCTAAAGAAACAATTGGAGATGTTCTGCTTACATTTTGAATTTCATATTCCAACAAACCTATTTCAATCGTATTGCTTGCCACTTCGTCCAAAGCATTTGCAATATCTTCAATCTTTGTATAACCTGTTTCATAATCCCTTGCCCGTATTCGCAATTGAATACCTGGATGTTGAGGAACACCACCATCCATTGAACGCATATCATTCACACCAGTTGTATCGTAAATCGCACCAGCATCAGTTTTAACATTAGAACCATCCGGCAAATGCGATATATACAATGGCCAATCATCCTTATCACTGGGGTCTGTCATCTTTGACAATTTTTCAATAATATAAGCAGCCATTATTGATGCTGGTGAAGCTTGCAACTTCCGAGTACCAGAAACAGTCTTAGCAAGTGAGGTTAAAAAGAATATCCCTCTTGTCATTACTGCCGTCCAATTACCACTGGAAATCACATTGCTCATATTTTTACTGTAATCTCTGTAAAGGGTGTTGTTTCTGAAATAACCATTTCTAAGATAACCGTCATTTTATCATCAGCATCCAACAATTCACGAATAGTAGTTGAACCAGATTTCTGCCTCCAATTACCAGCATTCCAAGCAGCAGCTATTTTCAAGTATTTCTCAAATGTCATTGTACCACCAGCCGTAAATCCAGTATCTGCCATTAAAGCAGTTACAACAGCAGCAGCAGTAGCCCCACCTGATGCTTCTCTTATATATGTCTGGAACATCCAACCATCCGTACCAGTAATCTCAAAGTCATTAGCTGATACAGTTATTTTCTGATTTTTGAATGTTATCCTAATTGAATCTCCCTCAGCATATCCTGTACCTGCATCAAATACTTCGTCATAATATATCAATCCTGCAACTTCAGAACAACCTGCAGCATTAACAATATTTATCCAAGCGGTACCACCCCTTGCTTTCCTATCTATCGTAATTGTACCAGGACTTATTTCCACTGTTGAAGGTAAATCATCTACCATATTTGTAAGACCAAGTCCGAGCCTAACAGCAGCAGTATTGGCAAGGTCAACTGAATTAGGAATAACTCTCTCGATATTTAATATATCTGTAATTGCTCCACCACCACCCGTTATCCAAGCAGCATCACCTCTTGTCCTTATAGCCCAAAGCGAATGATTAGTTGCATCAAAAGTAGCACCAGCATTATCATCAGCAAGTTTTTTCAAATTGTCTGCAATAGTCGCCCCGCCACCATCAATATTAGCAGGAGTACCGAGTTTAGCAAGCCCAGTGGAATTACTGTCCATCTCTGACCTGATTTGAGCAACAGTTGGAGGTGTAGTCGTATTCGCACCATAATCAGCTAATGCCGTATCCACTTCAGCATTCACTTGAGCAACTGCATTTGCCTCCAATGTATGTATATGAATTGAACTACGAGCTATTATTACATAATCAGACGTATTATCAGGATTTGTTGTCCAATTAGTAGCAACTGTTACTGTAAAAGTTCCACCAACATAAGAATCAATATGACGCATCTGCCCGATACCTGTTCCAGCAGTTATAAGAACCCAATCCTCTTCATAAAAATTATCTACACCACTTGCTGTATTTTCAAGTACAATAGTATTATTAGCTCCACCACCCTGCGAAGTACCATCATGAGTTAATAATACATACTCAGCTTGCCGTAATTTTTTACCAGCAGAATTAGCAATATTATGATTTGCTTTCGTAATAACTCTATCCCATACGGCAGTTGCTATCTCTACAGCAGCATCTGCATTAAGCCCCGCTGCTTTCAATATAACACCATCAGTTCCAGTATCAGCAAGTATCTGAGCAAGACTTGAACCACCAGCCTCTATTGCCGTCTTTATCTCTGCCGTTGTTGCTGGTGTTGAATCTTTACATACAGGCGTATCCGCCCCCGTTAAAAGAGTTCTTATTTTAGTAGTGGTATCTTGTGCAGCAGTATCCTCCAAGATTAAGTCAAGAATAGCATCAAGCCTTCCATCATTTATCCAGTCAGTTAAAACACCGGCTCTCGCAGCCGTTAATCGTGCTGCATTTGTGTCGATAGTATTAAGTGTACCATCATCATCTGCACCATCGGACGAACCCATAAACTTATTTGTAGGCAGCTTGCCTTGAATTTCGTTTGTATCATCTTCTATATTTTTAAGAATACCATCTTTCAACGCTTCAAGACTTTCAGTTGTATTATTAAAATCACTCCAGTCAGCTGTTGCATCCTTACTCACTATTTTTGCAAGTGCAGCATCATTAACAACATCATCTACACCACAAGCTACCTTCATCAAATGGTCAAGATTAATATCCGACAAAGCCGTAGCAACCTCAGCAGGGGTGGCAGCAACTCCTGCAGCATCCGGAACAGTCGTGTTCGCTCCATCAGTCCCTCTCATCACATCTGAGGCAAGTAAGACTGGCGTAACTACATCAAACAATTTAACAAACGCTGCCTTAAGCCTACCAGCCCCACCTTCTGTCAATATCGAACCCATAATGTGAGTAAGGTCAGATGGAAAATTAAGATGTTGAGCAGAAGCATGTCCATAAGTTTCAATAACTAATGATTTATCAAGAAATGCCTTTGTCGCTTGGTCAACAAGATACACGACTATCCTTGCTGCCTGCATATCCTCAAGGGCTAATGTTATTGAATATCCCCTACCCTCATCTACAACCAAAGTTGAAAGGTCTGCATTACCAGCAGCATTAGTTACCTGCTCCTCAGCAGCTTCATCTCTCATCATAAAGACATCGCCAGCAGCAGGGGTCCAATCAGTTCTGAAATCAACACCATCAACTTCATAAAGCTCAAAGTCAACTTTAGCCTCAACACCATATTTTCTTAAATGAACACCTTGCATTTACGCACTCTCCCTCCGTCTTCGTAATATAGGTATCCCTACTGGTGGTGCACCTAATGCTGCTGCCGACCACAATTCAATTGGGTCTCTCTCAAACATACAAAATGGCCTCGAATGAGACTTGGCCATTTCAAATGGACTAAAGGCACGATTATAAACTTTTACATGGTCGATTTGACCATCCAAATCCCATGTCCCCGTTGTATTGTACGCTCCTATAATCACATTAACGGCTGATGTCATATCAATAGCATCACAAGCACCAGATTGGATTTGCACCCCATTAACATACAAGACATAAGCCGTGCCAACTTGTGTTACAGCCACTTCATACCAACGATTCGCTGCAAAAACAAAATCACAATCAATAGCGGCCTCATCAACATCAGGATACCAAACAAGATTTGCGAGTGCACCACTATCTATTTTTAAGACTGAATCTTTTACTCTTATTAAAACTTGGTCACCACCTGCACTACCTATATCAGATTTGAAACGCACAATGTAAGTAATAGCACCCCCATCAACTAAACCAGGTGGTGTTGCAGCAGTTATATAATCAGTTACACCAGGGAAGTCTATCGCATGGCCATATTTACCAGCTACCCAACTAAGGTCTGCTGACAATGTTCCAGTTAGACCACTCCCACTCAAATCATTGACTATAAGGCCTGTGCCTTCATTGAATAGCCAGAGGCCAACAAGACTTTGTGACAAACGATTCCCAAAATTAGGTAGTACACCCAATGGAGGCTTTTGTGTCCAGATTCTTTTCATTATGCATCAGCCCCAAAAGCATTCTGCCACACAATTTCACAATTTGCCACAGTAGCATCTAAGATGAAGAGTCGTTTGTTTATATGATTCAAATTTCCTACAACTGGATTGGCAATAGGGATAACCTTTTGTGCTGCTGCCGCTGTATCAGATAAGTCTGTCTTAAAAGCAGTCTTTCCAGATAGAACACTAAATCTATTAGGCCATATAGTCCACTCTTCTACTGTTGCTTCTTTTCGTATCTCAACAATAATTTCCGTACCAAGATGAGCAGTTGTACCCGTAATAGCAACATCAATAAGAATAGTGGCTTTGTAAATATTTGTCAGATTTATCTCGGCAGTTTCAAGAAGTACAGCTCCTAAAGCAAGAGCTGTCCATTCCAATGGTTGTGTATTCTGGGTCTTAGTCACAGTCGTTGTAGTAATACCAGTAACAGCAATAACCCTGACCCTAACATGAACCTGCGAGCCTGTTGCACCATAATTATTATTGATTAGTACACGGGCAGCAGTTGCATCCATAGGTAGTTCTACAGGTATGGTAACAACGGATTCACCATCTTGCCCATCTGCATGAACTGTGTAAACATCTGCTGTGTTAAGATGTTCAAATTGCAAATTATCAAGAACTTCAATTGTATCTATCGCTGCCATTACAATCTTGCCTCTTTTTGAATTATTTTGATTATTCTTTTCTTCTCTCCACGAGCAGGTCTTTCCAAAAATTTTGCCTGCTGATTCTCTCCCCTATTATCCATTGTACCTGCTGCTATTTCCTTCGCATGTTTTATATTGAACTCCCTACCGTGAGCTTTATTCAAATCTTCATGAACAAAGACAGCATATCCAACACCTTCACTACCAAACCCAACAACTATATCAGTTTTGAAACCCCTCCCTCCAACATTACGAGTAAAAGCAGATGCATGTAAAGGACCTAAATCAACAGGTGTAATTTCCTGACTTTTCCGCTGCAAATGCAATCCACCCTTTTTCAAGCCACGGGCAATACCAGAACCAAGAACTCCTTTTGCCTTAGTCAAATTCCGAATAACTATATTAAGTCCCGTTATCTTCTTTATTCTTGCCATCTACAACCACGCAGTTCTCAAATATTCTGTTGTCTTCAAATTTGGAAGTCTATCAAATCTTCGTATCTCCCAAGCACCTTCATTCTCTTTTATATTAGTCAAATCTGTAATGTCATCCTCAGTACCAAGCAGCAGTATCCCACCAACATCAACATCCCTATCTACATAGACTTTCGAACGAGACACTTGCCTTGTCCCCTTAGCATCAATAAACTCCTCACTAACATCCTCCCATCTGCAACTGATTTCAACAGGAATAGTAACAATCGGCTGACCATAGTCATCGAAATCATCCCCACCACTATCTGATGAAGCCAACGGCCAATAGACCGCCGTTTGCTTTCGCATTCGTGTTATAATTCCCATATCCTTACGACCCTGCAAAAATCCTAATAAAAGCCATTACCATACCAGCACCACCTGCCCCACCACCAATACTGGCTCCAATAATACAACCTATCAAGAACATCCTATTTTTAAGTATGACCTTTCCGTGTGGACAAGATTCAATGTGATATTTTATAACCTCATTAATTATTATTCTCGCTATCTCTTTACATTCAGCTTTGTCACCTTCTGTCAATGCCATTTCCTATTCCTTTCAACCAATATTGGTTGGGTCTGCTGTTCCCAACCAAGTTACACTGACTGTCGCTTTCCTCCCCTTCTTTACCTGTTCATTCAAAGCCGCCAAACCTCCCTCTGTATCCAATCTCATAGCCATTTGACCATAATGAGAAATGTCAAATCCTAAATCAACTTTCGACTGAAATTTTTCTGACACCGGCCCTGCCTTCTCACTTTCCGCTCTTGGGTCACGAACAGTATAGAAATGAGCAGAAAGCCATCGTTCAATCAGCTCTAATCTCATTGCAGTATAACCACTTGAACCACAGCACTCAGTTACCAACTCATTGGCTACACCAATGAATGGAATCATAGATATAAAAGTAGCTTTTGATTCATCCGAATCCCACTCGATAATACTACCAACCAATATTGGAGTAGTCCTGGCCATTACTTTTTACTTTCAAAAATCACGTTGTATGCCAAACATAATTGTTGACGGTTCCGTAGAATTTAATCGACCTTCAATAAAAAATAAATCTTCAAGCCGAACCCCAGCAAATGGGGAGAACCCAGATGTCTTTAATTCCAAATCCCAAAACATCTTTGCACCCCAATATGGATTACCTTCAAGTATTTCAGGCCATCCTTCAACACCAGCAAGTGGATTCGGAATCTGAACAAGGTTTGATTCATGCTTAATTGCATATACAGCAATTACCCTTGGCTCGTCATTATCACAATCAAACCATGAAAATTCTGCACCAAATTCAGTATTAGGGTCAACCAAATATCCACCACGTAAAGTTGTTGCTTCGTTGCTTGCAATCCATAATCTAATATTCCTGGATGACTGCAACTCTTCAGCACAACCGGCAATCAACAAGATTGCCACCAAACAAATTGTAAGTAATACATTCTTCATTTCTGTTCTCCTTGGATAAAATATATTTACTTCTTCCCCCTCAATAAATCAAAACCGCCACAAGCGGTTAGACCAATAATAATGGCAGGTAGCAATGATTGAGGAACAGATTGATATATCATTATGCCAAGTGCAATACCTATTGAAACAAAAGGCATAAATTCCTTCGCAAGAGAGTTGATTATAATTGGCATACCATTGGCTTTAAGGATTCTCTTTATAACCTGTATTATAGTTGCCACAACGGGTACAAGTGCCAACATTGCAGGTGTCAATTCTACATTAAGATTCTCCATTTCTATTCCTTTCTTTCCAAAATTGTTCACAACCTACTTTCGGGAAGACATCTAAATCACTATTATCTGTAACATTGATAACTTCCCTTCCAGGAAACAGTTTCTTCAAATCTATCGACACTCTTGTAAATCCTTCAATGAATTTCTCATACACAGCTTTATTTGGCTTGTTTACTAAATTGTTATGCCAATTAGACCTTCCATCTTTGGATAAGTGCATATCAAATCCTAAGAGGAAAATTCGCTGGGCACCGAGTATTAAAGCAAGATTGACTGCTGCTGCACCTGTATTCTTATTCCAACCAAGGGCAAGAGCACTTAACCCTTTACCCTTACGTGGCATCGTCCATAACCAACTTAACCTTGTATTGCGTAATTGACTTGCATTAGTGAATAGGATACCTTTGTAACTTTGAAGCTCCCTCTGATATTTGCGAAACCATTTAGGGTCACCAAAAATGCAAATCTTGCAAACCTTCTCACCCAAAGTAAAAGCTGAATTGCATCCTATGGTCAACTCATCCTTAAGCAAACTCCAATCAAAGTTTTGCTCTCTCAAAGAATCGCCACCACCGATGATAAAGACATCCTCACCTTCCCATTTAGCTTCTGGAATCCAATGAGGCATTTTTAATCCCCCTCATCTTCGTCCCCACCGTCTTCGTCCTCGTTCTCATCTTCATCTTCATCCTCTTCATCACGCAAATAATCTGCAAGAAAACCTTCAACCTTATCCCTGCGAAGCTTTTTATCATTCAACACTTCATTATTATCGGGGTCAACCACAGTAAACCATTTTAACTTTTCAAAGACCTTTAATTCGACTTCCGAAGCAGTAGGAAATTCCTTCGTTACGTCAACACCATACTCACTTTCAGGTATTTCAGTTTTCTTAGAGGCAACCTTTTTAGGGGAAATAGTAATCTTCTTTTCCTTTTTGGACGGTTCAGGTATATCAGGAGCAGTGGGTACATCTTCAGAAAACTGTTCTGGAACAACCTCAAACTTACCAGGAAAGGCAGTCACCAAATCCCTATCAGACTCCACAATGTTGTGACCAGATTTAGACGTATATGTAACCGGCTTGCCTTTCTTGTCACGCTCGATGTGATTACCACATTTCGGCTTTAATCGAAACCTTCCCATTTCTTTTCCTTTCCAAAGAACAATTCATTAATTTCTAACTACGCTTTCACCAGTTAAAACAACTTTTCACTACACAGTGCCGTGAACGATTCCGGTATTGCTGTTAATATCTGCCCGAAGCTGTGGAACCATAATTGCCATAACCTTGAAGTTCTTCTGCATCCCACCCTTGGTGTCCCACTGGAGTGTTGTGATATCCATCCCGATAATCATTCGAATGATATCGGATGTCATCTGAACAAGGATTATATCGTAATTCTGCATGAAATCCAATGTCCTGATATCGGCTATACCATTTATGGCATTAATCCGCTCACGCACAGTTTTATCCGAATTGGCTTTGAAATCCTCATCGAGATAAGCATCCCAGTTAGGAGCGACATACATCATCCAAGGGCCATAGTGGAAAGCAGCGACACTTGCTGTCCTCATAGCTATTACATCAGTCAGCAAATTCTGCCCCATTGCCGTCCCACCAGTAGTCGGATTGCTGAGTGTATAACTCAAACGAGGTGTAAAGTTGGTCAAACCCGAAACAGTTCCACCACCAAAGGTATATCTCGAAATCCTGCCCAATGTAAGCTGCTCAATTGATTCAGCCACTTTACGACCACATAATTCTGCTGTGGTTGTATCAAGTGGTGAACCACCATTCCTTGAAACCAAAATCTGACGAGCACTGAACATGAAATCCTTATGAGTAATAGGAAGCGGTATGTTAGTCAATTCAAACTCCGGCCTATCATCAGGACTTTCTCGTAATCCATCCATACTAATTACGGCATCATTAACATCACTCATCGTTTCAGTCTGCAATACTGTCTTTCCCATCCCTTGTGGAATAGTAAATGTAAGACCAGCACCCTGCAAGTCAGCAACCAGACGCAAACGCTCCTTTGCTGCCTTAACAATTGCATCATCAAGGATAATCCAATCTTCCTTCCGCAAAGTCGCATGAGTATTCGTCCTGATGGTCTCATACTCACCTTCGGAACTATTCCAAATAGTAATGTATGAATTATCATCCTTACCAACAAAAGGACGAAGGACATTTGGGTCTCCATTAGCAGCAATCAGCTTATCCACGGGGTCGCCACCACTTAAAGCACCACTGCTGATATACTTTTGCAATAAATCCATTTTTTGTCCCTTTCTAAAATCTTCCTTCTTTACTGTTCAAAATACAAAACACAATATCTCCCTAACAATATTCAAAATCAATAGGTACTTAATTGCCGGCAGTAACACGAACTCTGCAAAGTGTGCCAGCCGCAGGAGTATCACTAACCGTCAAATCACAATTCTCCATAGCAATGGCAATCACAAAAACATCGACATCACCACTGTCTAAAGTACCTAATCTTTTCAATCTCCCATCACCTGCACTCACAAGCCTGTCACCAATGGCAACATCCTGCTCATCCTGAATCAATGCCCTGATTTCACAACCAAGACCAGGAAGAATACATTGCACAAGAACTTGGTCGGTTACATCATCCAATTCGTAAACTTGGGAAACGGTTCTACCCTGCAAAGCATCCTCCTCTGCAAACAATGCTTCAGCCCTTCCATTCTCATCAGAATGAATCTCCACATTCCCACTGGAGTTCAAATTAAGCAACATACCTGGATAAAGCCCAGCTTCCGTCGTATTGTACTCCTCGTGAGTATATGGGCCTTTCGAATGAATTCGATTCGCTGCCTCTGGACTCATAATGTTTTCCTTTCAAATAATTTCCAACTTTCCTTGATTTTTCAAAACAAAACACTTGATTTTTCAAAACAAAACAAAAGAACTACTCAATTTTTCTTCACTTCTTCGCTTCTGCACACACAATAGCAGGCATTAACAAAGGCTCCTCAGTATTCTTAGTAATATCCTCAACATCACCTTGCCCATCAAAGTTCAATCCCAAACCTGACTCGGTCTCCTTCTCATCACCGGGAAGCATAGCCACCAATTTCTTCAACTCTGGCAAATCCTTCGTTTCAAGCTCTTCCGCAGTAAACTTATTCTTTTCATTGTCTGTAATTCGCTTGATAAGATTCACCTTGATGGTCTTATGGGTTGCCAACATACCACTCAAAACATTCCGAATTTCCTTTGGTGCTTCACTGATGTACTCTTCCGTTGTCTTAGGTTTCTTGTTTTCTGTAGACTTTTTATCAGACTCTTTATCGGCAGCGGTTTTATCAGCATCTGTAGCCTTATTTCCATCAGCATCAACAGTCTTATCAGTATCTGCTTCACCAGTCTTGTCTTCCTGATTGGCTGTCAACTTCTCAGTAGCCTCTTTAGCACCTTTCTTCGCTGCATTCTCAACAGCAGTCTTAGCAGCCTTATCTCCTTCCTGCATCTTCTCCAACACATCATCATCCATCTCTGTCAGTATCTCTCTGTCGTCCTCACCCCAACTGTTAGTATTACACGCAATCAGAGCATCAATCACTTTCTCTTTTTCCATAATATTTTCCTTTCTTTTAGAATCATTATCTTTTACATTAACTGTACCTTTATGTTTTTTCACCCATGCCTTCGCTCTATCAGTCGTCCACTTTTCCTTTACAAACAAATAACTTTGGACATGCGTAGAAATGGGTTTGCTACCTTTGGGTGGCTTTTTCAATCTGCCAATTACTGCTTTAATTGATTTGCTCTTCGAAATCCAAATCGTCCTCATCGAACCTTTTTTGAACAAGCCTGGGGACTTTTGGCGAATCCTGATATAATCCTCAGTAACATCAATTGCTGGATTGATAGTAATTACATCAATTCCATCCCCAATATTCTCAACGGCAATTATACCAATTTCACTCTCACCCTCATTTCCGACAAATGCACCATCCAAAGTACGCCACTCCGTGATTCGCACAATCTCTGTAAAAACATCTGAAACTTCTATTGTGCCATCCACAACCGTATAATTACCTTTGAAATATTTGCCGTCTTTCATAAAAACAAAGTAATCATCATAAACATCTTCCACCCACACATCCTCATCTTTATCTCGCAGCCAACTATTTAGAAGAGAACGAATATTACCATGGCTCATTTCATTACCGACTATATTAATCTTATCCGGCTTGGCATTTAACCGAAGAAAACCCGCACCATCTTCTATTGAACAAGCACCTTTCAAATCCGGTAACAAAGCAAGATGGTCAGGTCGATAATTGCGAGCAATGGCATCATACTTCTCACCATTCCATTCAGCATCCTCTTCTGCTGTTTCATTATCCGTAAACAGACCAGTTGACAACTCCATCATTTGATTCTTCTCAACAGCTTCAGCAATCCGCTCATCCACCTTATCCATCCTATCCTCTTCCAACCAAGCTTCAGCCTTCAAAGCAGGTAATTTCGTATTCTTATTATTGACCTTGACACTAATTTCACCCACAGTAGTATTCATTATCACACCCACCTGCCGATTACTGAGAATAATGGGGTCACAGGCACTTACACCTAATTCACCATTAATTTGAGGATGATAAACAACTACAGGTTTATGATTCCAAATTTGTGGGGTCTTGGCCAATTCATCAGCCGGATACAATAGTGGGCCATGATTTCCTTCGTGAACACCCTCAACCATCATAATCATTGGAGCTACAAGATACTTCCTACCTGCCATCTCATCGTGACGAACCCCTCCAGTGAAATTAGCTGTTATCCTTTGTATTTTCAATTTCATTTCGTTCCCTTTATATCCAGCAGCATAAGCAGCTCTACCTTGAGCAGCAGCCTTGGCTTTTGCAGCAGCCATCGAAGCCTTGTTTCCTTTTGTATAATAATACTTCTTACCATGCCCACCCCACCGAAAAAAAGAACCTTTGCTATCTGTCCCAGGGTGAACTGGCATTTTTTCCAATCAATTAATAAAAACAAATCCTTCTATTCTTAAAATACGTAATAACGTACCAAGAACAAAGGGATTTTTAGGAGGAATGAAAAATAAACCTAAACTCTAATAAAAAGGTATGTAAAATGAAATGAAAATAACTTATTGACAATAAAAGGAGTTAAATGGAATTGATATTACTTAAAATATTTTATTGATTGCTATTGGATTTATGGTCATCCATACATTAGAGGAAGTGTTGGTAGTTCATTAATCATCACCTTTCATGGCTTGCTCATACCATTTATCCAAATCTACTGCATTGGAATTCATTAATTCTTCGAGTTCACCTTCTTCCCAATCCCAACCACCATTAGAATTATAAAATAAAGCCAGGCCCCACAATAGAACCTGGCTTCGGAGGAGGGTGATGAAAAACTCCTTTTATCTCTCATTTGAATATCCATCAGTACCACGAACTACGTCCTTGCCAACTCCTCCTATAAATTCACCCGTACCTTGAATCATCCTACCTACTCCTCGCATTGTATTCTCAAGACAACCCGATGAGAATAACAAAGCAAACAGAAGCAAAAGAATACCAAGACAACGTTTTCTTCTCATAATACGAGCCGTCAACCTATCACAACGATTAACAGCACTTTCATATTCCCCCCTTTGCTCCACATCCAATGTAATTCCCAATAGCCTCATAAACAATCTTTTCTTTTTACAAACTTCTTCGTACGTCCTCGGTGGCACATATTTCTCAATCTTCTCTCTCATTTTCTTCCTTTCCTTCTCCCGCTCTCAAGGTTTCAATTTCTTTTCTTAAAGTATTATCTGACAATGAAGGCAGAACACAAACATTATTTGAATCATCAAGAATAAATAATTGCAAAGGTATACCCCATTCAATTTGAACAGCTCTAACTCTAATCATACAATTATAGTTACTTATCTGCTCAAGACTAATTACCAAAACCTTCATATCCACTGGCATAAAAAAGTTATCAGGATAACGCAATAAAATAATGTCACCCACATAGCAACACATAGTCTTAAGGTAATGAACATCAAATTGATAACATACATTCGATACCCTTAAATAATCTTCCTCTTCAGAATCAAATTCAGACTTACAAATCCGCTCATCACAATACTTCCTCATCTCTCTCATCAACTTCCCATTCTGCATTCCCAAATCCAAAAGTATATCAACTGGATGAGTAAGTCGTTTTGGTTCTAATATCTGAGTAGGACAAGCCAACGCAATACCTACCATCTTTAAGAAATCTCTACGTTTTAGTCTTTCCATTTTTATAGCGCCTACCTAATACTTTATAAAACAAATTAGCATTACCCTCATCATAAAAAAATTTCTCATATTTGCCAGCTAAATACCGCCAATATACAATCCAAATATTCTTACCCCTATTATCAATTATATGCCTTTTACCTATTAACATAATTATTATTGTAAACAGTTATCACTCCTACTGTCAAAAGAAAAATAAAATATTTTAATCCTCTCATATCATCTTATCTCTACATTTATAAAAAGGCAGCCTTTATAATGCCTAAAAGAATGTAACTTATATATCGGTATATTTAATTCTTCACTGGCTATTAAACAGGCGATTTGTAGATAACTCATATATCTCGCTCCCCTATGGTCAAAGATATCGTACTTCCTTTTTATTATATCTCTCATTGATATTTTCACTCTATCTCTCCTTGCTAATAATGCCCCCGCCGATTACCCTTACCGACGGGGGCGGTTTATAATATGGGTACAAACCATATCTGCGATGATTAGCAATTGTTAAGATTCTCCGTTTAAGTCATCTCTAAGTCTCATACAACCTGCTCTACCACTGAGCTACCCCTTCGGTTATAATCTATAATGACAAAGAAGGGGAATGGAATCGAACCATTGACCAGTCATAAAAAGATAACCTTCGACCTAACAAACATCGCAAGGTTCAGACTTGGAGCAATAATCTCAAACTGATATGACATAGTCCCTAAGACCTTTGTCATTTTAGACTAACCCTGAGTCTAAGCCTTTTAAGCGTCCCACGGACGCCTGCTCTCTATTTACTTGTAAATATATAGTTGAGGATATTTTTACCAAACCCTTTTTGCTCAACTACTGTGACACTATTTGCTTCTTCCCTTGCCACCTTAACGGCATCCTGAAGTTTCTCAATGCGTTCAATGATGGCATCACGCTCTTTTTCAGGTATTGCTCCCGAAAGATGAATCGTTGTCCAATGCCCTATTGTCTTATCAACCTTAATTAATTCTGTTTGTGCCGGATGTTCTGTAGTTACAGGATACTTGACAATAACTTCAACTTTCTTCTGAGTCTTAACTGTCTTCTCAGGCTCAGTTACATAACAATTCTTTGCCTCATCCAACTTCCAAACTCTATCTGTTGGCAAAGTAGGTAGATTAGTCGCCAAAGTTCGTAAATCGATAAGTTGCTTTTCAAGGAACAATAATACTGAAACAGGTACATCCTCCAAAATCGCAACACCATTTACAATTATAGAAGCCTTGGCAGAAGTATTTGCACATTCCTGCGTTGCCACAATATTAAGGAAACCTTCTAACTTCCCTTGAACAATCTTTAGTCCATCACTCACACGAAGTTGAACTGCTCGACTTTCCGGTGGAAATACCTCACCCTCTTCTTCCTTTGGCAAATAAGTCCGAGCAATTCCAGTTATTCTATCTGGATACCAACCACGATGAATCTCTATTAAAAGTTTCTGTGCTTTTGTCTTTCTGCCCTGTACTAAGGCAATAACTTGATTGAGTCTCATAATTTATTCCTTTCCAATGGGTTTACAATAAATTTTACTTTTCAAAATAGGGTGGGTAGGATTCGAACCTACAACCTCCGGCCCCGCTCACACAACACTCGTCTGCATGAACATGGCCGGTGCTCTTATATTCCAACTGAGCTACCACCCCAATATTATTGACTTTCCAAAATAATTAGGCCATCCTTGGCCTCTCGTCCCTGGTAACAAAATAAATAGTTTCATCAGCAGACATCCTTGAATACACAATCATCAAAGTATAAGGAGTTTACAATGACATCCACTATCCCTGCCTTCGTGGACAACCCGTAGTTTGACGTTGGTGTACAGGGGTCAAATCGAGCGTCAGCATTTAATCTGAAGTTGACTTCTCACCTTCGTCCGGCTTGGCCTCTTCAGTTGTCTCAACAGGAACAGCAGCCGATGGGGGCTCCTCAACTGCCTCAGGTTCTGTTACTTGAGGTTCTTCTGCTGCCTGAGGTTCTTCTTCAGTCTTCTCAGCTTCTTGATTACAATCATGTTCTTCTGCCATTGGTACTCCTTTCAAAATAAGTGTTAACTTCTCAAATAGCATATACTATATTATAGTAGATAATCGCTGTAACTAAAGAATAAAAATAAAATTATTCTATCTCAAAACTGGAAGACCTGCTTCTACACGCCTCTTCCTTTCTTCCCAAATTGTTTTTGCTAATATAGCCCTTTTTATAAGAAACGCCTTTCGCCTTCTATGAACCTTTTTTACAAATGGCAGCCAAGCACATCGACAATTCGGGTGGAGAGGAATTCTACCCCTCGCTTCAGATATTGTCATTACTTCACCTTCCAAAGCACCACAGGATTCACATACGCGGTCATCACCCGCTGTCATCCACTCAGCCATCAATCCAACTTCCTCCACCCCTAACCTCTCAAACGAATCCAATTGCCCCTCCGCATGTGCATATATAACCTCCGTCCTTGCTATAACCAACGCTCGCTTCTTCGTTATATCGGCAACATTATTCCTTAATTCTCTCGCTATGGTTCTTGGTCCATCTCCTTTTATCAAACCATTTGCCAATATCCTGCTCATCTGCTGTCCCATTACAGCAGTAACACCCTTCAACTCATCAAATGCCCTTGTATATATCAATTCAATCTTTGAAAGTACCACAGGAGCAGCAAAAGCCTCTCGTAGAAACTGTGCCTTCCCTCCCTCATAAAAAGCAATATCCTTAGCCAATGCTTCTTTATGAACCTGCGTATATGCCCGCATCATCCCTTTTCTATAAGCACTCTCAGCATAAACAGCACTCCAAGGCTTTCCACTAAGAGCATCAATACTCAGTATCTTAGCGTCAATCTGTTGCTGTAACCACTTGCGATATGCTTTTACTTTATTAGCATCAGATTTGAATCTCCAAGCCTGCTTTGGAACCTGCTGCATAAAAGTCAATGGCTTAGAAATATCCAATCCAAGTGCATCATCCCCTACAATCAATTCCTGTATAGCTTTGCTAACCGCAGTAAACCTCCTCTTCATATCAGCCATATATCGCTTCCGAAGAAAAGTCGTTCTGCTGGGGTCACGTTTTAGTGGATTACGCATCCAATATCCTTTCATGCCAAACAGCAAAACACAAATCTCGGAAGATAGGACTATGTAACTCAAGTTGCCAAGGAATTTCTCTCAATATACATTCCTTACAATTTTGCCATACAAAAGGATAAATCTCTTTTCCTTTATATTCTTTCATATGGAGGCAAAACATCTTGAACAATTTCTGAACTTGCTTCTTGGCTAAATCATTTGACATTGACATTCTGATTATCCCTCGACAATCCAAGTTTTCTTGCTATTGGAACTATTATCATTCTCTTCATCCTCCTACCTTGTGAAATAAACCTTTGCTTATTAAGTTTAACATTCACCAAATCATCAGTTTTTACTAACCTACCATGAACAGGACAAAGCATATTTGGCCCCATTCCTAAATGATAATTACATTCACATTTCTTATCCATTACACTTTTCTCCTAAACCAAAATTCCTCTTCAACCAAAAGATTAACCTGTGTTCTGCGAAAATTCATAATATCACAATCTTCAGTAGATATTACAAGAGGTAATATTTCTTTACCGTCTATATACATCTCCTCTACACTACCAACCTTATTATATACGCAATGATGCCAAACACTTAATGCAAAATCCCCTTGGAGTTCTACATCTTTCCCAGACACCTCAATATAATCATCACTCCCAACTAAAGACATTGAATCCTTACCAAAAACTTTATCAGATTTCGGAGGTTTTACAGGTAGCATAGGAGGCATATCTTCCTGACTAATATGAGGAAGCCTTGATTTCCCTATAAACATTGATGTCAATCCCATACATACATAACCTAAACTCCCAATTGCTTTTTTAATAAATTCTCTTCGTTTCATTATTTATCCTTCCCTATACACTTGTTCAGATTTGCAATCATTTTATTAAGTCTAAGAGCTTTATTTACAACTCTCCTTATCATCTTGTTAATCCGTCTAAAATAAACACTTTTCGTAATATCCAATACTCCTTCAAGTGTACCATTCTTAAACTTAAAACCTCTTATTACACAACCTTTTAATTTGCCTTTTAATTTCATACCACTTCCCTTTTTTAATCATCTTCATTTGTCACAAACACATCCTTATCAACAATACCTCTTCCTTTCTCTAATCTCTCCAAAAGCTGTTTTGAATATAATTCACTATCATCTCCATCGTGTTCACGTCTATATTGATGGCCATATCCACAAGTACATATTCCTGCTTCTGGCATACCAATATTTTCTAAAACAGCATATATTGTACAATCACCATCATGTCTCGTTTTCATTTATCTTCTCCTAATATAATCGCCCATCTTTCCTCTGATGTTCTTTTAGGTATATTTGGTTTGACTTTCTTTCGATAAACATAATTCGCAAATTTCGCTATATATTTCCCACGCAATTCATTTTCATTTTTCAAAAATGACTTACGCCATACATTCGCACTTAGCACACTCAATTTACAATATATCCAAAACCATATTCGCAATCTCTTTGTTAAAAACCTTTCCATTATATTCCCTTCCAATTATCATTTACTTCCATAAAACTTTCTCGTAAACGAAACAGCAAGAGTAGATATCCCACCACCTGCATTCATTCGCTTAATATGGTTATTCATTCCAAACCTTTTACTGACCCTGTTAGGTATTTTAACCTGATGTGAATTCTCTGGATTCTTTTTGTAATCTGCCATTCTCTAATCCTTCATTTGCTATAAATACATCCTTATCTACCTTTTTAACAATTCAATCTGCTTCCTAATATCAAGCAATTCTTTTAATGCTTCCCTAATCGTAGGTAATTGAACAAAAAGAGTTGGATTCTTAAAACAATCTATACTCACCATTACTTTTTCAACAACCGATATCGCTTCTCTTAATTCATCATCACTTCTTGGCTGACCTGTTTTGTCTATCATCCCTATTCCCATTATTTCCTTCCTTTCTCGTGCATTGCTATTCTTTTCCTAATTTTATTTGGAACTTTGATTTGATATGGTTGTTTTGGATTCTTTTTACGTTGAGTCATTATCGACAACCTCAATTAACTTGTCAAGAGGCATTATCCCTTCACAAGCATCACATCCGTACTTGTCACGTATCTCATAAACAAGTTGATGAACCGCCACCCTTATAGAACGTTGAGGGTCATGGCGAGAATGAGCAATACACATTTTCTGAGCCTGGTCACATAAAGCTGATGCATCATCTATACGATTTTCATCAATATCAATAACCAACAAACCCCTTCCCTGGGTTACAAAATCGTTGTAATACTCAAAATCCTTCAATGAACCACCACGACCTATATGATTGTCTATTTCTTCCATGCTTACAATAATCTTTCCTTCCCTACAGAACCAAGAAGTATTGTTCTCTGCTTCCTAAGTTCCTGCCATCGTTTTTGATAATCACCAGGCCAAATATATGTAATTACAGGACTATCTTCTAAAGGCCACAAAACAGGAGCTTCATTTACTGTAACCACCTGGATTACAATAGTACCTTGACTCGATTTCGATTTCCTCGGAGGAGAAGGTGAATCTGTCGCCTTGAGAACAACATACCATATTCCCACTTGAGTAATCTCTGGAGTCCATTGAAGCCTCCAATCATTAGCATCATTGATAATATACACACCTGGAGGAGCATCCACTATTGTTATCACAAAAGGGTCATCTTGAGGGTCTGTGCAATTTATATCTACAATCATAAAATCTGTTGCTTCAATTGACACACCACCCAGTTTCTTCCCAACTATCTGATTAGGTTCGTATGGAAAAGGTATCTTACCAGGCGAAAATATTATAGAAGCTGACACCACAATACTTGCAAATACCAAAATCATACCCATTAATAACACAATTCTTTTTCTCATTTTCTTTCTCCTTTCAATCATTATTATTCTTTCTTAATTCCCTTAGTTCCCTCTGCACCCTTTTACAATGTGCTTGTATTCTCACTTCACGTTCTGGTGTAAATACCTGTTCACCACCTATAGTTAGTGAATGATAAACATCACCACCCCTAAAACTTCTCATTCTATTACACCCTAAACCCTCCCCAAAATTGAAATCGAAATCCGTTTCGAAATCTCTCATGAGTTATTTCCTTAATATCTTTATAAATCCATTAAAAAGGAAAGAGAGCAAGATTTTGATAACATTGCACAAAGAAAGCAAGTATCTCATTTGTAGCATCCCCTTCCATTTATATTATAGTAAATTAACAGTATAACCTCAAAATAAAAAAATAAAAATATCTTCTCTCATTTAGGTTATCCTTTCTATTCATTATTATCTAAACGAACTTCTTACCTCGCTTTTTATATTCTCAATAATCACCGTTAATTTTTTATCAAGGCTCTCCAACGAGAAACGACCATCAATAACAAGGTCATCGCCAGTTTCCATATAAAGAGGCTTACCACACAGACAATCAACCTCTGGTTCATTTTTGAAAACATCTAAAATCTCTCTAACCTCTGAAATCATTATTCCCCTTTCTATTCTTCCTCTACAATTTCCTCTTCTTCCTTGATTGAATCTCCTTCACCCTCATCCATCGAAGTTTTAATATACAATTCAGCAGCCTTTATAATCACATCTGCATCCTCCTCACTCATCTTCATAATCATCGTAAAGTATTCCTTGGGAGGAATCAACTCATCAACACTACCCATAATATATTTAGCAAGTGCTTCTGTCTTTTTAACAGCTATCTCAGCAACCTCCTTTTCACCTGGAGCATTCAAATCCGGCCATTCGATAAAATACTCCTCAACCTCTGGTATTATACCAAGAACAATCAACCTGTCAATCAGCAACCTAATCAACATCGGTGAGATATAATTCTCCTGCCTCTCTGATATTCGCTTATTCCACGTTTCCTTATCCTCAGTTGATGCCAGGTGGGCAGCTTCACTTCCCAAAAAGATACGATATGGAATACCTAAAGTAGCACATATATATTGTA